GCTGCGCATTCCGTGTATTTCTCCGATTCGTCGAGTTCGGGTTCCAGAACTCTTCGTGTTCCTTCATACCCTCCTTCGACATGGACGCCATTTATCCAGACCTGCGGAACAGTCTGATACGGCCAGTCGGAGTCAGGAATACCGGACCGATCGGTCTCTTGGATCACATAGCCATGTGATTTCAGTAGCTCCTTGACCTTCACGCACCACGGGCAACCGGGCTTAGTAACGACCATGGAGACCTTGGACTGAACCGGCTCTTTTTTGATTTTCTTGACCTGCAACGAGCTCGATTTGAGATAGTAAAGCGACTTCATTCCGCTCTTCCAAGCCGACAAGTGGATACGGAACAGATCGTGTGCGGAGATTTCCGGGTCGACGTATAGATTGACCGACTGGCCCTGGCAAACGTAGTTCTGACGATCCGCAGCTTGTTTGATGATCTCAAGCTGGTCGATTTCTCTGGCCGTCTTGAATATTTCTTTGGCCCCTCGGCTGAGAAAATTAAGATGCTGAACCGAACCGCGCTCGTCCAGAATGCTGTCCCATACCTCCTGAGTATTTTTACCTATAGCCGTCAGGTGCGACTCGAGGTAAGGGTTTCTACGGACAAACGTGCCCTTCGCGTTACCGGCCACGAACAGATTCGCAGTCAACGGGTCAACACCTTCACTGACTGCGCCGCAGATCACCGAGTTCGTCTTGGTCGGTGCGATGGCCGTGCGTGTGGCATGTCTGACCCCGTTGCCCTCGCACCACTCCGGTTCGCCATACTCTCTGGCCATGTCCTGCGACGCCTTTAGCGTCATGTCGTCGATCCAGCCATGGACTTCGACGTTTAAGGTTCGTGAGGCCGATGAGGAGAAAGGCAGACCGCGGGATTGATACAGTGCGTGCAGGCCCATTGTTCCCAAACCGAGCGCACGAGACTTCTTAGCGAATCGGACCGACCTGCCCATCGACGTGATACGCTCGGCCTTGTGAATGAACTCTTCGACCACAGCGTCGAGGAAGTAGATTCCCAGCTCCGGCGCAGTTTTACCGGTGTTCTGACCGGTCCAGTGGCGCCATTCGTCGTACTTGGCCAGGTTCAGCGAGCTAAGCACACACACAAACGTGTGGTTTTCGTCGGTCGGTAAGAAAATCTCCGAGCACAGATTACTCGTAAAGATTTCCAGGTTTCTTTGCTTGAAACAGTCCGGGCGCTGCTTGTTCGCGTTGTCGATAAACACGATGTACGGAGATCCCGAGATCATCCGACACTTCAGTACTTCGCCGAACAGGTCTTGTTTTTTCCTGTCTCCCGCCATCATCGACTCGATCCACTCGTCCGTCACAGTCACGGCCAAGTTGCTATCGATGAACTGTCGTGGGTCGCCTTGACTATGGTCTTTCGACCTCAGAGCTTCGGGTAGATCGGGGTGGTCGATTGGTAAGTAAAGAGCGAACGATCCGCGCCGCGTGTTACCTTGAGACACCACGCTCGCAGCGAGGTCGTACTGGCGCATCCAGGGAACAATTCCGGTCGATTTACCCCCACCGCTGATCGGTGCGCCGCTGGGCCGTATATCGCCGAAATATACGCCCACACCGCCTCCGTTTTTGCTTAGTGCGGCGACTTCTTTGAGGTGGCTGTAGATGCTGTTGACCGAGTCGCTAGGGTGACACGTAAAACAAGAGATTGGCAGACCACGCGCAGTTCCGTAGTTGCTCAGGACCGGCGTTGCACCGCCCATGTACCCGCGCCAGAACATCTCCATGATGTCCGAGCCAATGCCCTCGTAGTTCAAGTATCGCTCCGCAGTCATGGCGCAACGCTTCCACATGTCGCGCGGAGTTTCGCCAGGCATCAGATAACCTGCTGACAAGGTCTTCTGCGCTTCGTCGGTCAGCCAGGTCGGGCGAGTGGGCAGCGTGTTGATGTCGAAATCAGGCATTGGAGTAGGAGAAATAGAGTGCAAAAATCCGTCCGAACTTACGCCGAAGGATGTGTAGAAGTAAGTAGATTGGCCCGGTCTTGACGTATTATCCGTCGTTTTTCCATTTAGCCCCGGTGTCCATTAGCCCGTCGTCCCAAGCATCTTCGACGTTTCGGCTACGGTCGCACCAGTAGAGGTTGGACAGCCGGTTATTCGGTTTACCGTCTTCGCCGGTCGGCTGTTTATGGCACACAACGATGTGTTCGCCTTCTGGTTTTTCCGGTCCGAACAAGGCCATGACGGCCTGGTGAATAAAGAACTCTTCGCGATACGGCACACCGTTCCGTACCCATGTCGCATTCATCCGATACTTGCCACGGTCATCGGACCGGGGTTTACGCATCTTCACCGAACCGTCCGACTTGATCCGTCTGACCCTGCCCATGTTGGACACCTGGAACGGCGAATCTTTCCAGCGTTTCCAGACTTCTTCGCGCGCGTCGTTTGGGTCGAGTTCCGGGACTTCTTCGAAGCTTTCGACTTCGTCGTCTACGCCCCATCCTTCCGGTATGTTGATATTTATTTCCATCAGATATCCCAAGCATCTATGGGCTGATCGATGAATTTCTCCCGATTCACACGGCGCTTATGGGCCAGATCGAGTAGCTTGTCAGCTCGACCGGCTTCCGTAATCAGGCAAGATGTGCCGAACACGACGCGCATGTGGTTCGTGTCTTTATCGACCTGTTTGTGAGTTTTTGTCGTAGTCTCTTTCATACTTAAATTTGGCGAATTGATAGGTTGACCAGGCTAGTTCGGTGTCGAAGAACGTTTTTACCCCTTTCTCTGTCTGAACAATCCAAGGCCCTTCGGTCTTTAGTTGATAAGGCTTGGGAAAGGGGTAAGGGGTCACGACTTATACCGGTGTTAAGTCGAGTGAGCTGAGATCGACACTGTTGAAGTCTTGTGAGGGTTTGGAGGTGTAACTGTCTCCGGCTTTAGCTCGAGCAAAGGCGTCGTGATTGACTTGTCCGCGTATAACAGGTTCGAACCAGCTAGATAATTTCAAGGCCAAATCGGTTTCCTGTCCTGTCATTGGCATGCGGATGTCAAGAGACAGATTGGACAGACGATTATTGGCCCGTAACAATATGTACGACTTAAGTTCGGCCAGCGAGATCGGAACTACGGACGGGTCTATACGACTAAAAGTGTTGTCCAGAAACGAGAATTCGTTTTCAATTATTGAATCAAATCCGTCAGCAATTTCTTTGATCTCTTCGGCCGTAATTCCGGTCTCTTTGACCAGTTCGCGGAAGAGTTCGCTACCGCCTTCGCTGTGCTGAGCTTCGTCCAGACAAGACCATGAAATTATCTGGGTTAGTCCTTTGAATCTGCCGTCTTTATTGAAGGCCAGTAGGATTGCAAAAGAGCTGTAGAGCGATACGCCTTCACCAGCTCCGCTGAACACGGCCAGGCTTACTTTGTCCGAACCGCAGTTATCAAAGAACTTTTCGACCTTACGCTGAGCTACCGGGTCGCTCATGAACTGCTCGAATTCATTGAGATTGAGCGTGTCGGACAAGTAGTTATAGGCTTCGGCATGGATTTGCTCGAAGAAACTAAAAGCCCGAGCCATAGCCTGGATCTCAGGTTTCGGGAAAATACGGGTGACCCGGTCTCCCCAGTAACAGCCGATCCCTAATTCGGCCGAAGTGAACCCGCGCAGAACTCCGGCGATAAGATCGCGCTCCGACTGCGTCGTATTTTGCTGCCAATCCGTTATATCCGACCTCATCGAGACTTCTTCCGGTCTCCACACCGATCCGACCGCTTTTCTGTAGTACTCGAAGAAAGACGGATAGTCGAATCCGTCGTCCTTCTTGTAAACCATTGGTGGATGGGAGAGCAAGGACATGAGAGGATTTTGAGTAAACCTACATTAGCCGGGCTGATAGGGTTTGGACAGCGGATCAGGAAAACTTAAGGTTTTCAGTCGTAGACGTTGCTGAGCGCAGTCTTTTCCGGGAACCTTTCGCGCAGTTGAGCCATCGCGGAGTCGGGCAGCGAGGCTCCGAGCACGCGGTAGGCTTCGCCAAGCGCTTCGGTTCGCGTGGTCTTCATGGGCGATCTGTACTCCTCGCTCTCCTTGAAGTTCGGGATCACAGCGTAGTACTTTTCCGACTTAATGTCCTTGACCAAGTAATAGTTACGACCCTGCTGCTGACCACTTTCTGTTACTACGTGGCCGATAGGAAGATTGATTACGCCGACATCGCCGGGCGATTTACCCGAAGACTCCGGCTTGTAGTCTTCCGTGCCACCATAATTCGCTCCACCTTTCACCGTGGTCGCACCGAACTTGCTATCGGGGTCCACATCCGCGCTGTGGTAGTCGTCTTCACCACCTTTCGGATTTGCTTCTATCTCGTTAGGCGCCTTGCCGTACTTAGCTTCACCGAACTCGTAACTGATTTCAGACGGATCGGGTGAAGTCCAGCCGTACGGAACATAAACAGTTTCGGACATCGGGTAATTATCTCATCTACGTAGCTTTCAACTTGTGACGAGTAAAGGGTAAAAAAAAAGCCGGGGTGTTAGCCCCGGCCCGTAGATCAGAAGTTGAGATCGAGATCGTCTTCGGTGACTTCGGCCTGCTGGGTCAGCAGCAGTGAGCAGCGAATCCGGATCTTTCCGTCATCCAGGACCTTGCGCTCTTTGATATGAAGAGTCGCAGGCTTGTCTTCCGAGATCTCCGGCTGCGTAGCCAGAAGCGGACGGAGCGAGGTATGAGCCCAGGTCTCACCGGTCTCCCCGGTCACCGGGTAGTCGGCCAGAACGATACGGTAGCTATTACCGTACTGAGTCTTGACCTCGCGGTAGCTGGTCACCGAGTAGGTCTGACCCTCTTCGAGGTCACGGAACTCGACGTCGTGATCGGCACGCTGACGCGAACCGGTGCTACGCGCGGCGACTTCTTGGACGTCGGACAGAACGTCGGCCTCCTTGCCCTTCTTCATCAACGCGTTGAGCGTCTTGATCTCCGGAGAGTTCTGCCAGTCGGTGAAGCGTACGGCCACGGGCATGATGATCTGGCCGTTACCGTCTTCCTCGTCGAACGAGACCATGAGGCCGATGTCCTTGCCACGACCGCTGAAGTCGAACTCGGAGAATTCGGCTTCAAAGGACACGGGCTGACCGTTGATTTGGACGGTCACACCTTCTTTGCCCAGCGTGATAGGGATGAGACGGTTACCCCATTGGATGTAAGCCGCACCGGTTTTGGTGTTCTCGACACCATCGACACCGACCTTCAAGATTGGTCCGAAGAGGCGGGTGTAAACACCTTCTTCTGCCTTGATGAGAAACGTGTTCTCTTCGAGCGGCAGCTCTTCGCCAGTCAGTGCGCTGAAGACCTTGTCAAGGTCGTGACGCATAGCCTTGGGCAGGTTTGCGTTGGGCAACGAGGTGTACTGGTTCGTGTACTCACGGCCCCCAAGCGGAGCGAGTTCGGGTGAACCCGTACCGACGTGGATGGTCTTGACAGTAAATGTTGCGGTTGCGGCCATTTGGGTTAGTTCTCACTGAGTAATGGGACATCTGGTCCCTCAGCCAGAATCATAGCACGTCGAGGTCGGCCAAGTACTGTTGTGCGGAAATCCGTATGGCGTAGAGTTGCGTGCTGAGCGGGTTAAACGGGCAAAGGGGCGGAATATACAGAATCAATTTATCTTTCCACCACAGTTGGCGCTCAAACGGGCACTTGGACGGGATCGATTCGACCCATTTCCGGGCTAGTTCGGGCGTCCAGGTCTTTGGGGTGAGACCGGGTGCGTAGAACTTCGGGAGATTTTGTGAAAAAACACCCCACCACCGAGGGGCTCGGGCCTTTTTACCTGAAGCCGATCTGGTGGACAACATGGCCGTAGTGTTAAGTGGATCCGAGGATAGATCCGTTATTCGATAATGATACTACTACGCCCGGAGCTTTGGAAATTGCGGCGCCCGGGCTACCCGGGTTGCCTGACGGTGTGTTTTCGTTTTCCCCATCAGCCCCGCCTAGTCCGAGGTTTCCACCGTTACCCCCATCTCCACCTCTTCCGCCCCCTGTCAGATCGCAGTTTACTAAACCTCCCTGTCCGCCCGAAGTAAGAGAACCAGGGTTACCCGGTACTCCTTGGCATACGTTGTTATTTCTTCCGCCATTATTTACAAATCCGGCTCCGCCGGCACCTCCGGCCGGAAATCCAGCTCCGCCGCCACCGCCGCCGCCAGCTCCTCTAGCATCCGGACCGCCATTATACCTGTAACCTCCGCCACTGCCTCCGCCACCGCCTCCGGCCAGAATTCCGCCACTTTCTACGGTAACTGAGCTGTTGTAGCTCAGGATAAGCGCATTTCCTCCGCTAATTCCGTCTCCTCCGGGTTTGTCAATATCCGCACCTCTACCCCCATTTCCGCCATACCCGTAGATAGCACCGGATCCGGCTATAATAAAATTTAGCGACGTCGTTGTATTTTCCCATGTCCCTGAAGAGAACCCGTTACCTATAGCTCTGCGTATGAGGTGGTACACCTTTTTCGTCGCACCGGGTCCGGGTCTTGATCTAAATCCTCCGACTACAACTCCATTTAGGTCATAAGACTCTCTTGCTGAACCCAGCGAACCGCTCGTAGAGGCCGGTGCGGTCCAGTTAATCACAAACCCTCTGACGAAAGTATTACTGCCAGTTTGATAAGTAGATACGCCAGGAGGCGTGACATACGCGATTAGACTCTGGTTTGCAAACCAAACTCTGAAAGAGTTGTTGTTTATTTTTTCCTTTTTGGATACAGAAATAGCATCTCTTGGTACGCCGCTGGCAGTCAAATTACTCACATTGAATATATCTATGTTGCTGGCATTTTGATCTAAAACAACCGTGCCGTCTGTAAATGAAAATATGTAGTGCTTATTGCTAAGGGTATTAAAAGTACCGCTTGTGGTTTTTACGTACCTAAATTCTGTACTACCATCGGTGAACGACAGACTATAAAACGTTCCTTGAGAGGCGTCTATAATCAAGTCGTTGTAATTTGAGTCTGCATCGGCGTCATCTAACTCCAGTCGTGAACCGCCGTTAGTTACCCTTAACGCTGCTCCTGGGCTCGGTGATGTAACAACGTACGAAATGTTAGGCTTTATAGTTTTCGATACAGTTTCAGTTCCGTTAGAGTCTCTGGAGAAAGAAATAGGGGGTTGAGACAAATTTGACATTGTAACCGTATTCGTACTCAAAGTCGGAGCAGGTAAATCCCAAGATAAATCGAACCCGGATACGTAGCTGTTACCGGTCGGTGTTCCCGTAGTATTTTGAAACCACAATTTAATCTGAGTAGGACTGATCTTTTCCTTCTTACTGAGCACCATAACTCGGTTATTACCCGACCCGGTTGTTTGAACTATATTGCTGACCGTTACGCCAGAAGCCGTACTATCTCCGAGTAACGCTCCGTCGCTAAACGTAACAGTGTAATGCTTTCTGTCAGTCGTGTCAAATGGGGTAAGTCCGTCTGCATCTGTTTTAGATTCAGATACTATGGTTACGGATGGGTTGGTACTGGTCAGACTAATATCTACATTCGTGGTGTCGTTAAAAGAATGAGAGATGAAAGTGGAAGCAGAAAGTGACCCAACCGTAGAACTTCTAGACACGGTGAATGGAATAGACTCGT